TCTATTGCGTATGCTGCCATTTGTGTCTCCTTTCCTGCCTTTAGGCATTAAAAAAAGAAGCCTTTACGCTTCACTATGTTGTTCGATATATTTTTTTACTTTTACTCTTAATTTCGCCGGAACTTCATCAATACGATTTAAATCGTATGAAATTCTCTCAGACCAAAATTTCGCCATCTCGTCCACCCCCTTTTCTATTCACTATAAATAACCTCTGACATATCTGCTATTGCATCATTCTGTGTAGCCTGCTCAGCCTCAATTGCTTCCAACCTAATCTCTATATCACTTTTCTGTCTCAATGTAATCTTTACAGCTAACTTACCGTCTTCTTTAACTGTATAGCTGATAGACACCAGTGCAAAGTTTGCATAATCTCCATATACTCTTTCTCCATCTCCAAAAGTGAAGCTAGACAAGTTCGCATTGGTCAGAGCCATACGAACTTTACCCAACGCTGCTTCATCAGCAACAGTAAGAGCTAAATAAGTTGCAATAGAGGTATCTAATACGTCTATTGTTGTTTTATCTTTCAATGTCAAAACCATAATTTACTCCTCCTATATTATTTAATTTGTTATCAGTGAACTAATATCATGAAACACAATGATCATCATGTGAACCGCACACGAAGCTAAAGCTTCGGAAATTTCTTGACAAAGATCTTTAATATTCTCTCTTTGGAAGAAATGTGCACGAATCAATATTAATGACTCCACTATGTGTCATAGATACTTTCATATATTTTTTCCCTGTTAAATTTGCTACATCAAGTACATATTCAAAATACTCCCATTTATCTTTTGAAGTCGAATTATACATTGCTGCGGCAATCATCTCGCTTTGACCTTCACTGCTTGTGTCACCACTTCTTGAGTCAGTTAATCCTATCCAACCTCTTAGAAAATATGAGCCAGCATATACATCACTATTTACTGCTACTCTAACTAATATCTTATCATATCCTTCGAGGTCTATAGTTTGCTCATTACTTGCAAAGCATTGAATATATCCATCGTTACCGCGACTACCAAAACGAACAACTCCATATCCGTCCTGTTCTGTGCTAGTAGTAGGTGTATTATTATTTCCACTACTTCCCGTAAGACTAAATGTCATTTTTATATGTCTTATTGCAGCTAAATATAAGCTACATCGACCACCAGTCCACATCGAATAATTTTCATTACCTATGAAATTCGCAAAGCCACCAAAATACCATATATTTCCTCTGTAACTTGGCATTGTTCCTGTAACCTTTTTACCCTGAACATATGCGGTTTCTCCATAGATAATGTGCGATTTATCTGTATAAGTAGTATCTGTACGAACTGTCGCTATATTGCTACTCATGGTTGCAAAGGAGGCGTCTGATGCTGTGCTAACTCCTGCGTCAGTGATGGCAGACGCAATAGCACTTTTTCCATCACTGACAGTTTTTTTTAAGTCTTCTATTTTATCATTTAAAATCTTCCCTTGTTTTGCGTCAAGGGCAGTTCCACTACCTGTTGTCACAAGATTGTTACTAAGTCTTGCACTAATGAGCACACCTGTGCCTGAATTGTTTGCAGCCAACCGTATGCCATTGCCGCACATAATAGTAAAAGAACTTGATTTATCAGTTGCTTTAATAAAGTCCGCTGTACCATCTACACGATCTACAACTCTTATTTCACCATAGGCATTTTGATTAACTTCCGCTCCTGGTTCAATGCCATCTATTTTAGTTTTAATATCAGCCACATCTCCACTTACGCTACCAGTATCACCAGTATAAGGAACGAAATCATCATATGTAGCATCAACATTTGTTGTAACCATAGGTTTGAACACAGCACTATTTACTGTTTGACCATTCTTAACAAACACGAAAAGGAAGTCACCAGCTCCATCGGTACTGTAATACATAACTCCATTACCTACATCAGCAGTGCTATCCATGATAATATCTCCAAAGTATAAGCCATAAGTATTCAAACCTGCTCCACTAGGACTACCACAAATTTTTAATTGTTTGTTTATCCTCTTAATAGCACCAAGTTCTATCATAACATCACTTGTGGCTGTACCTTTTACCGTATAAGTACCATCGCCATTATTTGTACAGGTAATACCATACATTGATGAGATGTTGCATGTAGATTTTAATAAATTAACAGTAATATTCTTCTTTATGTTATTTATTTCTTTTGTTACTATTTTTGTTTGTGGAACATTTTCGCTTGTTTCTGACAATTCGCTGTCAATTTCTATCTGTTTTGTTGCCTGTTGTGCTTTGTCTGCATAATTTTTTGCCTGCTCTGAATAGTATTTTGCATTGTCGGTATCTTCGCCGTCACGAATACCACTCTTACCAACGCTGTACGACTGAGATAACTTAGCGTCCATATCAGCATTTGTAGCCGATTGAGCCGCCGCCTGTGCCGATGCAACCGCATTGCTTTCTGATAATGTTATAGCTGACATAACTTCACTTGACAGCATAGCTTTTGTTATACTGCCGCTTTTAATAGACGCATTCACTTTTCCATCACTATCAATGCTAAAAGCTATCGTATCAGTGCCTTTAAACTCATACTGAGTAATCAAAGCCGACATATCAATGTATTGCTTTTCACCGTTTTCAAGTGTAAGTATAAGCTGTTGTGTCTGTGCGTTATATTCAAAGTTTACGGCTATCTTTTCCATTGCGGTATCAATATTCAAAACTGTACCGTTATATTTTGTTATACTGATAACACCGTTTTTGTCATTGATAGCTATATCAGTTATCATATTGTTAAGCTGGTCTCTATCGGCTTTTGTTGTATCAAGACTTTCCGCAGTCGCTGAAATAGACACTACTTCGTTGTCGATAGTGTCTATTGCTTTATCCATCTTATTTAAGTTTGTTTTGCCAAGCGGTGTTGTCAAGCTTTCCGACTTATTAAGCCAGTTTATGCGGTTGTAAACTTTTATTACTGCCATTGTGCGTCACCTCTTATTCTGCTGTTTTTGTTTCCTCTGTTTCCATCAGACTATATATATATTCATCAAATGCCGCAAAGTCTTTCAATACTTCCTCTTTGTTTGTATTGAATAATTCTACATCCTGAATAGAACGACCAATATTAGGTGTACCCCCAACTGGAATTGTTGCATTCATGTATGCTACTTGTTTTTCCTTACCGTCAACTGTTAATGCACATACCCCTGTTACTGTAGTTTGTTTGTTTAATTTTACCATTTTATTTTCCTCCTAAAATCTGTTGTTTTAATATCATAAATTCACCTTGTAAACCAAAAAGTTGAAATTGTAACTGCTGGTTTCTTTCTGTTTCTTGCTTTAAATCTCGCTTTAAACACTGTGCGTATTTAATAAGAGGTGCTATGTATTCCTCGTATCGTATTCCGTAGCCATACTCGTTTATAGGAACACCGTTGGCATCCTCTTTTTGATACTTTATAAATCCTGCAAAATCTTTTGAACTCATACCATTTTTTAGTAGCTGTTCTTCCAAATCCTGTGCAATCATTCCTGCATGAGTTCTGCCACTTTCGTTATTAAGCATCATATATGTTTTCGGTAAAGCATCATCAATAATTGCATTTGCATATTGTTCCGACATATCCGATATGTTCATTTTTTCGTTTCTGTCAGATGTCTGTATAGTACCATTTTTACAATACAAATTTCGCCACTTATAAGATGCTGAACCGCAATCTGTATCTTCGTTAGATGCTGGTCTCAAATGCAAATCACGATTATCATTCATATCGAGAACAATTCCGTACGCTTCATCGTTAAATACAAACATTTTTGCTTTTGTGTAACCGTGCAATTCTAAATAGCCGGTTGTACTGTTGATTCTTCCAGTTTCTATTGTGTCTCCTATAAGTTTATCACTTTCAACATAACAGTTTGCCGTACCATCATCACTATGTACCTTGATATATCCATAAGTATCTCTTTGGTAGCCGCCTGTTGCCGTTGAAAAACTGCTTCCAGAAACAATGCTTATCATTCCTCCAAAGCCTGTTATGTTATAAAATTTAGCATCACTGGCGGATATGTTTCCTCTGTAATCTGCGTTACCATTTGCGTCTAATTTAAAATTAGTACTATCTACAACAAGTCTATTACCTTTTAATGTAATCTGCTCTGATGATTGATTTATCTCGCTACAAACATCACCGACTGACACCTTGCTGCTTATTTTATTTTCAGCCCAAGTAGTAGTAGCATAATTTGTCATATCAGCTTTTGTCTGATAATATCCCAGTTCTGCACTGTCAGCCTTTAATGTAAGTGCTGTTCTTATACTATTTTCTTCGTCCTCAGCTCTTTTTACCTCGGCTGTAATTTGTTCCGCCGTTACATTTATTCTGCCACTCAATGTTGCTTCTTCAGCTTTAGCTCTTGTCACTTCCTGTGTTATTTCACCAGCAGTAACGGTTATCCTGCCCGAAAGTTCTCCCTCAGCGTTGTTTGCTCTTTTTACCTCGGCTTCAATTTTGCTTGCTGTCTGTTCAAATCTTGAGCTTGTATTTTCGTCTAAGTTTGCCAACTCAATCGACACGCCGTCAACACTCTTTTGAATTTTAGCCGTTCTTGATTGCAAATACATTAGCTCTGATGTTTGAACATCTTCATTTACTCTTAGTTTGTTTCCTTTGCTCTCATAAGTGTCTTTTAATGCTTGTACTCCACTTAATGTCCTAGAAAAAATGAATGAGCCTATGTCGTCACTGTTTTCTTTTATCAATACAAAATAATCACCTGTTTCCAAGTACGGAAGTCCATCAAGTGTTGTTGTATTTGGACGATATATATATCCTTTTATTTGTTCATAAATTTTTTGTCCTATTTCCTTTAGTTTCTCGGCTGTACTGCCATACAAAAGAGGATTTCCGCTGATTACATAAGGATTATCTTTTGTGCCTGCAAGCTCCCCGACATTATCACTATCACCTTTAATGATAACCCCCGTGATGCCCTCTACCTCATATTCTTCGTAGCTTGTTGATATGTAGCTTGCTGAATTTTCATCACTCGCAATAGGCTCGTAATGGTCTTCCGGATATAATTCTTCTGACGGGTATAATGTTTCTTCCGGGTATAGTCCCGGGCTTAGCAATGAAATGACCTCAAACTTTCCCTCTCTGTTCATTTTGCCAAAACCGGCATTAACCTCACAAATATATTTCAGCATATCCGTTCCGAGCAGTTCTCCGTTTTCGTTTGTGTCAATAGTCCTTGAAATTGTAATATCATCATTGATTATATCCTGTTCAACAAAAGGAATATTCAAATAATTTAGCAAACTTTCACGCAGTTTCTTAAGTGTTGTTGTTGCGTAAATGTACTTTGTTTGTGTCTTTCTTCTGCATTGGTACACCCCAATCCAACGATAAACTTTGTTATCCTCATCTCCGCTTGTATTTTGTGCTTCATACAATTTTCCTGTTACTGTGTCAAGATATGTTGTATCCCGCAATTCTTCCGGTACTGCACCGTTCAAAAAATATTTGAATGTAGGTGGTTTGCTTCCTGAATTATCAATATAATAGTCTCCATGTTCCCATAAATCGTCAATATCTCCGACTGTAATCAATTCTTCATATTGAGACACAACATAGAAAACTTTATTGTACCACTCAGAAACATCTATCTGTGCATCATATAAAGCATCATAGGCAACAATTTTTCTGTAGTCTTTATCATCAACTCTTTTTGCGGAGTCCACACGATACTTCCCAATAGGGACAATTACATCTTCGCCGCTGTTTACTAATAACCTTGCCGTAAATTCCAGTCCTGCAAGCTCTCTGCCTGCAACTTCTGCCACCTCAAACTCACAGGAAGATGCTATACAACCTCCCAGCACCAAATCATCACTATCGCAGATACTTTCCTTGATTGTCACGGCTTCCTGATATAATGTATCATTCGTGATTGTGTAGCCTAAATCCTTAAAATCAAACTCATAGTCATTAAAGAAACTTCCATTCTTGTAAAAGCAGCTTTTTTCTTTGTCTGTAAGCTCAAGCATTTCTTTCGCCCCCTTAATAACCTATCATCTGTATCTTGATAGGCAGATACATAGGTGCTCCATGATACAATCCACCATACTGAAATTGAACATCTGGCACATAAAAATCATGCGTATCGTAATCATCCGACCAATCGTTATAGTATCTCGCCCTGAGTCTTCTTTGTTTTTTCACACCTGTTCCATATGTCATAGCCTTATTTATCAATGCAATAAGCCTGCATTTATCTTCATACCTCAGATACGGCGTACTCCATTCTATTGACGGAACTTTGTTCGGCAGCACGTGTCTTTTCAAAATGCCATTGCCATTACGATAAGAGTCCAAATCCTGAATCTGATCCGGAGTTATCGCTAATGCCCCATTCGGCTGAATATATTTATATGACAGCCTGGTATAAGAATAGCTGCTGCCGTCATAACCACTTGCTACAGCCACTAAGCCTTTTGACTTTTCATATCCCACGCTATCACCTCTTTCTTATTTTTGTACACAAAAAAGACACCCACCGTTTGGCGAGTGCCTTAATTTCTCTAATAACAATATAACATGATTAAAATGTGAAATGTGTGAAAGTTTGATTTAAAAATCCAATCCAAGTAAAGTATGATACATTATTGCCTTTTCTAAAGCATTATAAAAAACAGGAATACTCTGTTTTATATCATCAATAATCAGCTTTGTATCAAATAAATTATTATCTGATATTTCTTCACTTTCATAATCATCTATTAAAATTTTGCACCGGTTATTTATTTCATCGAATTTCTCCAATAGAATTAAAAATTCCTTTTCCGGTAATTCAGTAATAAATAAATTATCGCTTTTTTCAATTCCACAGCCATATTCTTTCTTTCCCATATCATTTAAAGGAACTGTTAAAAATCTTTTTTTCATAGTCAGACACCTCACTTCACTTCCGTATTCATAAAATGTGTTACCCGTTGATATTCCGACTTTGTCCTGCCTCTAGTCTTTCCATTTTCCGTAATATTGGACATATTATTACCATCTAAATCCACATATCTTCTTTGCCCTGTAAGCCTTTTATCTTCTATTCTAAAATAATTTCCATTAACATCATAAACTATCGTATAAAAAGACTCATCACTTGAGTAAATTATTTTCCCACTTTCTGTAATATCAGATGCAGCAGCATTTGGAACAAGTTTCTTTATTGTTTCATCTAAATTTGCTATTTCCCATTCAGATGAATACTTATCCGCTCTGTCTTTTCCATTAGAAAATAACTGTAAGTCCATTTTAAAACCATTTTTTCCACCTGTCAATAAAGCATCTTTCAAATACTCCACCGAACAGCGACAATTTACAATTTCCTCAAGACCGGCTCCCAAAGAATCATCTTTTGGAAACATCATCAAATATCCTCCAACATGAAAAGGCTTGTATATATCCACTACCTCACCATCAACATTCGCATGATCCATCCTCACCCTTTCATCGCCAAAGGATATCCACTTTTTCTTTGTGCAGCCATTCTTTAAGGCACTTCTATACTCATCATTATTTAATATACTATTCGCTTCATTCTCAGCTATGTTCATCGCTCTATCAATAGAAGTCCTATATTCATTGCCTGCACTATCTGTTAAATCACCGGACTTATTCGTATCTTTCACTGTGGTATCAACGATACTTTCACAAACTTTTCCTATATATCGTGATAATTCTTTATCCTGCTGTGCAACGCTTTTTACCGACTCCGTATATCTGTTCTGAAACGACTTTACAAGATACTGCTTGTCATTATTTCCTTTTGACAGTGCAAATAAAAAAAGCACATCCGCCAGCAATAAATTTGCTAAACGAATACGCTTTTGTTTTTGTTCTTCACTAATCTGCATATCTTCAAAATATTCATGAATTGGTATTTTCTTTCGACTAATCCTTTTCCGCTCATCACTAATCGTTTCATTTTCAGAAAGTACATTTAACCGGTCAAATTTCATCAATCCCATATCACATACCTCAAATAATCTTTTCTACTGTTTCATCAAAAAAGAGCCACAACAGACATATCAATTTGTCCTGTGACTCTTTTACATATTTTCATAATATTAAAATATCATTTTAGGAATGTGAAATGTGTGAATTATTCAACATCCACTAATCAGTGTGCCATAATCAATTTCATAGCATACTGAAATCCCCATATAAATCCCTGCTTTTCTGTGTACATACAACAATCCGATATTTCATTATCATATTTCATAAACAGTTCTTTGCCCATCTTCTGCTCCATCTTTTTTCTTGCTTCTATTGTATCTTCAAGTTCTGCATAATCGTCACATAACTCATTAAAGTTATAATATATTTTTTCAATCTCGTTCATATTAACACCATTCCTTTCAAGTACCTTATACTCTTACTGCCCCTTTGCCATCTGCTGCATCCTGCATTGCCTTAACAATATCAAAAGCATTTCCAATCAGTTCCTGCACTCTTTTATTCTGTTCTTTTACATTTTCAAGTATATTCCATGTCGCTCTTATCAAGTAGTATATGTCTTTTGCATTAGCAACTAAACAATACACCTGTGCATCACTACAGCTAGATATATTGCTCATATAATCATACTTATCCATAAAGGTACTTAAAAGTGAATATGCTGTTTCTATCTCTACGCCCTCATCAATATTCATATTGTCGGCATCAAATAAAATCTTTGTTCCTGATATATCCATAATATCGCTCCTTGTCGTTTGTTTGAATTATTCTATGCTACGCAATACGCCAGCATCATTTCTTTGATTACTGTTTCATACACCGGCTTTAAATCCTTGTCTTCTGTGATGATTGACAAATATGTAATCTCCTTGATTTTTGACTGGCTGGCTCCATTCTTCTCTGCCTTTTCTCTCGCGGTTCTCACTCTCTGTCCCAATCGGCACGCCCGCTTCTCACTAAGCCGTGCATAACTCTCATTCCAAGCATCGTGATCCCTTGTATTAACATAATGCTCCCTGCAAAACTTTGGTGTATCTGCAATTTTCTTTATGCACTTCTTACACCAAGACTTAAAATCTTCTTTATCTGATGGATTTTCAAAAGTTTCAGAAAGAACTCTTTGTTTCTCCTCAACACGCTCAATCTGTCTTGCCTGTCGCTTTTGCTCCAATTCCACTTTAGCCTGTTCATCCATCATCGCATATAACATCTGCATCTGCGGAGATAATTTGCTACGATTTATGACTTCTTCCTTTGTCTTTTCTTCGACTGTTGTGAAATATTCCCTTGCTTCTTCTGCTCTTGCTCCATTACCTTTACATGACAGCTTTTTTGCAAAGTGAGCTGTAAGTCTATAATCAACTGTTTTATTACCCTCGACATCAATGTCGACCCTCCAAAAATCCTCATTTTCTGTGGCAAATTCATTATCAACAATATTCGTTTTAGCCCATCTTGCGAACTGTCCTTGTGCGAGTCCCAAAAAATTATACAACTTTCTAGCTGTTGTCATTCCATTCTTATCGACACCTAAAGCAATCTCTATTGGTGTCTGCATTGTTACTTCTGATACTTCCTGCATTAAATTATATCTCCTTTCAAAAATGCTTGCCCCAACACGAAAAGTAAGATATAATAATACTTATCAATACTTTTTGTGTTGGTTGTTGTTTGAGTAATCAGTCGCTCGCCAAAGTAATCTGATTACTCTTTTTTTATTGCTTTTGCCATACGCTTTCTCCTTTCACAAAACAGCTTAACCTAACTCCCCGCTATATTGTCAAGCTTTTTTTAATCTTTTTTTATTTTTATACATTATCATGACTTACTGACCTCAAAGACAACTCCAACTGTTCGTATGCTGGAACTTTTACCGCACATTCCGGAACATCTATCCCAGCTTGACTAAACAAATTTCTTACAACATATGCAACTTCATGTGGTGATGCACACTCTCTACGCATTATTCTTTCAAATAATCTTCCTGCATTTGTTGCACTTTCCATAGCTGATGGAAATCCCGGATACTGATATGTAACATTCACCTGCTTACGATTGAAATAGTTTTCTTCTAAACAGTCAAACTGCTCCCATGCCTTTTCCGTATCTAAAATCTTGCAATGTCGACTTGCTCCCCTGCGTGTCCAGAGATACACTTGTGTTGTATGTTTATTAACTAGGTCACTATCAGTGACTTGGTTCTTAAATGCCCTCAATTCATTACCTTTCAATAAATAGAAGTGCTTTCCCACATCAAACCTTTCCTTATTACGGTTGAAATTGTTTTGTACATTATTTACATCAGTTCCATACACTTCTGCTAACTGTGCTGTCGTGATAACTATTTCGCCGTTCCGTTCAACAGCAATTACTTCTTTATCATTTACTTTTAATATTTCCTGCATTTGCTTTCTCCTTATTCAATTCTTTCTCAATAATTTCAATAACAAACTGTTTTGCTGGAATACCACGCATCAAAGCTTCCAACTTAACAGCCCTATGCAATTCATCTTCCATCTCTACAACTAAACGCTTCATATATAATTTACCTCCTTTTGTTTTTTGTACATTTTTTTTGTATATTTGTATTTTAATACATTTGTATCGTACTTGTCAAGATAAAATATGAATTTTTTGTACTTTCCTTAAAAGTATATTATAATAATTATATAAGGGAGGTTATTATATGATTAGCGAACGTCTGAAACAACTTAGAAAATTAAAAAATATTACTCAATTAGAATTAGCAAAAGAAATGCATGTTGCAAAAACAACAATAGCATCATACGAGCAAGGCGTAAGCGAGCCAAGCATTACTATGATTACAAAATTGTCAAATTATTTCAATGTGTCTCCATCATACCTGATGGGTTGGGAAGCAATCAAGCCAAATACAGATGGACAATTAGGACTTCTTGATGAAGTCAAACCAACTCCAATATATAATTCGGAATATGAGTTAATTAGCAAATATCGAAAACTGACACCTTACGATCAAGAAGACATAAAACGCATAATGGATACCTATCCAAAACTAAATGACGAATACAAAAAACATTTTAAATCATTTCTTGACTTTTTCTCAGAGCAATCAAGCGCAATTTCTTCGCTTGAACAAGAATGTAAAGAGCTTAAGAAAAAATTTTCTTTGTAGAACACCAAAATAGTATAACACCAATATCTTTACTTTATATAATTTCTTCAAAGAAAAAAGGCGGACATTAAAATCCGCCTTGTGTTTTTATAAATTCTATTCATATTCTTGCGATAAGGTTGAAAGATAACTTACATCTTCATCTTCTAACAACTTCTGAATATATCCCTTGTCATCTTTTACTTCCTGTGCGTCTTCTCCTAGCCAAGGGTCTAAGTCATGTTCGGTCTTTTTTAAAAGTTGCTTTAAGATTTTATCATTATTGCCTTGTTTTTCAATTTTATCAATATCATCTTCATAACCTTTTAATAAATCTCGAAGTTTTTCTCCGCTCATATCATCTTCTAAATATTTATCTATCAGTTTGATAACTTCTTTTGCAGTTCCTCTTGCCGATTTACTCATTTTTACATTCTCTACTCTTATCCTATATCCAACGACTATCACTGCCAAAATTCCGACTACACCTACAAAAATTATCAGTTTTTGTATGCCATCATTTCTTTTCCAGTTTTCAATTTTAGAAAATGTTTTTCTTTCAACATATCCACAATTAGGGCATCTTTTAGCTGTATCACTATATTCTTTTCCACATTCGGGACATTTAATTAGTGCCATAACTTTCTCCTTTTTACTTAACAGTTATCTTTTTTGTTTTTAATTGTTTTTCTTTTATCTTGCCATTGTTTTCATCTGTACTATATGTAACTAACATTTGAAATTTACCCTTTTTAAAAGAATATTTATAATTATCTATGTTGCTTGAATAATATTTCACTTTAATATTTACATTAGTACCTTTATAGCAAGTGTAAAAAATATCGTCTGCATATCTAAAAGTCCCGTTAATGTTAGTCCAAGTAAAAATTATGTTCAAATCCTCTTTCGATAAATTCTGAACATTGATGTAAATTTGCCCGTTTTTTATATAAGCAAATTTAACTTTTAAGTTTTTGTCTTTTGCTATAACTTTATTTACATTTTTCTTTACATTTTTCTTTACATTTTTAGCACAGGCTACACTAGGTACGCTCAGCAAAGAAATACATAAACAAAACGCAAAAAACATTGATAAAATTTTCTTTGATTGTTTCTTCATGATTAAACACTCCTTTTTTAAATCTTTGCTATATCATACCATAATCGGCATAATATAGCAATATTCTATGAAAAAAGAGATTTCCCCGTTCTTTTTTGTAATCCGTATTCTGTTTTCTTACTGCTTTGGCTATGTTGTCCCCCATCAATTTGCACATAAACATCCCCATTGCCAATAGTCACATTATTCAGAGTCATTTTTCGCCTTTTCTTCAATCAACTTCTGCAAACCATCTGGTAAAAGCGTCGTATTTTCTGAAAACGGAAACATTACCTTAATTTCATTTGGCGTTTCTATTGCTGAATATATTTCCACACCCTTATCAATCAGCATTGATAACTTTTCAATAGTTCTTGCAGTTTTATCACGGTCTTCAGGATTTGTAATTGCAACATCACACTCTTTTTCCAATTCCGAAACATCATCATCTAACATCTTATTTTTAATTTGATTAAATGTATCTATAACATCTTGACCTATCTCATTCTTTTGCTTCATTGAAGCCAGATACTCATCCTGCATCTTCATAACCTTATAATTTGATGAAAACTTTATCGCTATCTCTGATAATTTAGCTAATGTATTTAAAATTACATGAGTCCCGACTGCTCCCTTTATCAATAACGATAACCACATAGAACCTACATCGACAGTGTTAAATACTACCTGTTCATCACAATTTGAAATCAATGGACACTGATTTAAAATGAAATTTATATCTTTCATATACCCTATGTACTCGTCCAAAGTCCCACAAGCGGGGATTTTAATATCAACCCCCTCTTTTGATTCTCCTGCATCCATTGATTGATATAATTTCACTATTGCATCCAATCTAGCTACAAGTAATTCTTTTTTGGATATAAACAACCTATAATCAGAATTTGATAATTCTGGTCCTTCCTTTTTAAATTGATAAGCGGGAAATATTTCAAAAATTTCATTAACATAATCGGTTAAAAAGCTAATTCCGCTAACTGTCGTAAGACAATCTCTTGCCTCGCACCAACCATTTAATGTGTACGCAGTGTTCGAATGATTTTGTTTTCCTGTTAATTCTGCAATAGGTTTAATAGAATTTTTACATAAATAATATATATTATATAGTCGCATATCATTGTCCTCCTTTTTTTCTGATTTTATGACACTATTCACTCTTTTTCAAGTTTAATTTTCTTAATGAAAAATGTTATTTTTAACTATAGAACAAAAGCACTTTTCCCAGTCCTCTTCCTATAATTGCTATCTTCCTTTCTTACCACTTTCAACAAATCTCCCTCTGTATATTTTTCTACACTTACACCACCAGAACCCATATTATCCATCTTAGCAGACATAGCATTAATCGAATTGCATAAATATGTCAACACCGGATTAAGGGCATTAAATACACCATCTGATACCGAAGCTACAATCTGATTGTTATTCATTACCGCTGTGTGACCACCGATTGTACCGACAAGCTCAGGTCCTGCTTCTCTTGCTACAAACATCTGTCCCATATTTGGCAGTCCACCGTTTGCATATTTAGTTATGTTATGCCATGAACCGCCTGAGAAAACACCGCCCTGTGCTTTCTTTTTAGTTGTTCCCAAACCTCCTAAAAGCTTTGAAACACTATCAGACAGACCATTTTTCATTTTAAAAGTAATCTCTACACTTCTTTTTATTGTATTTTTCTTACCTATATCAGTTAGTAACGGATTTTTTGCAACCTCCTTTAATTTGTCCGCACCCTTTATTTTTAGTTTTACATCTGCATTTTTGCTTTTAAAATGATCATAATCCTTTTTAGTTTTATCAAAATCCTTTCCTTTTTTAGCATTAGCAGTAACCTTAACTTTTTTAGTCTGTATGCCATCAATATCTTTTTTAGTCTTTTCAACTCCCTTAGAATTTATAGATATTGTCGCATTTTTTCCCGACAATTTATCAGTTTCTTCTCCCACACTTTTTATAGCATCTTTTTGTTTTCCCACACTCTCTGTGTTTTTATTAATCTTAGTAGTATATTTATCAACATAATCTGATGCCGTATTGTACTTATCGTTTAATTCTTGGTGAGCATCTTTTAATTCACTAAGTTTCTTCTTATGTTTGTCATAAATTATTTGCTGATCCTCTAATTTCTGTTTCAGCATTGGCAAAGTACCACGAAGCTTTTCCATCTCTTCATACTCTTTCTTTGTCATATTGGCTGAACCACTTTTATATTTAATATTTTTAGCTTCCAGTTCATTCAAACGCTTTGTTTCGTTTTTCAGGTCAATTCTCTCATTCTTTAATTTAGCAGATGCCTTTTTTGCATCCTTCTCTGCCTCAGCTATATTTTTCTCATTCTCATAAAGTTTATTGCCTATATCAGCAAGGTCTTTTTGTGCCGCTTTTGCCTTGTAGTATTCTTTAGTCTGCTTTACAAGTTTTTTAAGTTCTTTCCAGTTGCCCGTGTATGCTCCTGTTTCTTTGTTAATATTCTTTTTTAATCCTGGCATCTCCTTTGAAAGTTCTTTTGACATTTTTTTAAGAATTGCCTTTTCTGCCTTTGTCTTATTTACTTTTTTAGACAATTTATAATAAGCAGTTGCTAGACTGTCTATTTCTTCTCCCTTTTTCTCTGCATTTTTATCTCTTTTTTCTATCTTTTTTAATGCATCTTTTGTTTCATCAACAGACTTTTTGCACTTTTTAGCAGATGAATTTAAATCCCCTAATTCCTTATTTGCTTCAGACATATCCAATTGTATTTTTTCATTTGCTTTCTCCTCAACATAGTTGTAAAAAGCAACTAAACCTACTGTTGCCGCTGCAATCCCAATGACTCCCACAGAAACAGTCAAGCTTGTAAGACCTGCTTTGGTTATAAGTTGTTTGAGAGCTGTTTTAATAGCTGTACTTATTCCCGCATCTTTTGAGATTTCAAATCCCATCTTTTCAGCTAATGATGCCGCCATTTTCTTTGAAATCTCCCCTGCAATAAATTTGCCTATGCCTGTATATTTAAGTCCGGCAAACATAACCAAAAATGCTGTTTCAATAGGTGCTTTGGAGAATGAACCTTTGAGTGCTCCTGCAATTGCTCCTACTAAAGCTGATACTAACTTAGCGAAGTTCCATGCAACCTTTCCAAAATCAATAGCTGCTATAAAATCACCAATAGCCTGCCCAACTTTTACCCATTTGACTTTTTTAAGTGCAGTTGTAATGGTATCTGCAATACCACCTATTCCATCACTCAAACCTTTTCCAAGTTCCTGCCATCCATTAAGACCGGTCTGTTTATTTTTCTTATTCATTGTCTTAAAGAAATCGTTTATTCCCTGTCCTAACGCATTTCCAAGTCCTTTGAAATCAAATGTTGTAATTGCTCCAAATGCAATCTCGATAGCAGCTCTTAATTTACTTGCCATCGCTTTAAAGTAAGACTGTAAAACTCCTGCTTTAATAGCAGCATTAAGCGTTTTTGACAGACCTTTTCCAAGATTTACCCAATTTACAGTGCTAAAAAAGTTTGTTTCAGCTTCAAGCACTCCCTTAATGGAATTTCCAACAGCCTTTCCAAGCCCAGCCCACTTAAAGTTTTCAACAAAGCCATTCAGAGAAGTTCCCATTATGGTTGTAATCTTTTTAAGTCCCTTAGACCATTTATCTGTATGATTATTCACCCAGTCAATGCCCTTATTCAGCCATCCAGCCACAGCAGAACCAATATCTGAACCATCCCCGGAAGTCCATGCACTCTTAAAAAGTTTTGTAAGTTTGTCCGCAAATTTCTCCGCATCATTGGTCATTTTTTTGTATTCATCATTCCATACCTTCTCATAATCTGCTAAAGCTGAATTTAACTGACTTGTAAGGTCAATAGAGTCCCCACCGCTGCCATTACCTTTGTCAGATGATGAACTCCCTTTAGTTGTGGATGTTGTCATGTTGTTGAGCTTATCAAATCCCTGTAACTGCTTATTTAACTTCTTCTGTGCTTCTGTTGCCTTGTCTGTGCTGTCTGCTACTCCGCCAATGGCAGAGCTTGCATTGTCGGCATCTTCTTCCAGTCCATCGAAAGCATCAGAATATCCACCACCAGAATTGCCGATAACATCCTTTAAATCAATTCCAAGCATGGACGCAGTCCACTCAAAAAGTCTGCGAATAGCAATTACAAGTCCGTTTACATACGGAAGCACTTTCGACACTACCGGCAAAAACATATCACCTATCGTTCGTGATAAAGATTTAAAGTTGTTCTGCAATAAACGCAACTGGTTTGATGGAGAATTTATCGTTTTTGCAAGATCTCCCCATGCTACTTTTGACTGGTCGAGTATAGCAATCATACGGAGCTGCATCTTTTCATTCTGCGTCATTGTAGAAATATCCTTTTTAATACCAAGCTCATGAGCGTATGTTGTCAATGTAGCATTTGTAATATCGATACCATACTTATATAACGCTCTCGACTGTCCGATAAGACCCGATGAAAAGTTATTCATAACTGTTTCCATGTCAAGGTTTCGGAATGATGACATATCACCGGCAAGCATTGAAAGAGCCTTTGATGCGGCTGCCGATGCTTCCCCTGTCATTCCTACAGAGTTTGTCACCTGAGCTACACCTGCCGCATAATTAGTCATCTGGGTAACATCAAGACCAAGATTTTTTACACCACTGTCAGTAAGCGTACCATTCCTGTTCATCTGAAATCCGGTCATTTTATTCATCATTTTTGTGACTCTGTCCTCAAATGACTTCCCATACGCATCTGCATTTTTATAACCATACTTTGAAAAATCTTTCTTCCATTCCGATGCGATTTTTTCCATAGTGGTATTGAAATAGTTATATTCTTCAATATAATCCATTGAAGATTTCACCGCACTGCCTACAGCACCTATTGTCCTTTTCAGCATCCAAAATCTTGCATATAGCAATCCTATTGTAGACGCAAATGAACGATTGTGACTTGTGGCAGAACGCACACTTGACGCAAATTTCCAGACATTTGAAATTCCCCTTTTCATTATGCCAAAGAAACTGTTTCCACTCCTGCCTGCATTGTTCATCGTGCTTCCAACAGAACGAATACCACTTGCCTGTGCTCCTAAATTAGCCATAGCATTTGTCATGGCAATCAAGTTATCAGACACCGTAGGTGCTTTTGACAATTCTGTCATCATATTTTTTAATTCTTTTGTCAACAACGGAATGTTCTGAATTGCCTGAGTCGTGCTTTTATATCCTAATCTGGATATTCCCTGTGCCAACTGTGCAATCTTATCCGCACCATCACTTACATTTCCAATATTTGAAACTGCTTTAGAAATATTGGTTATTGCTCCGGCTGCCTTGTTTAATTCGCCCTCCCGGATATTTGAAAGTTTTTCAATACCTTTTGCCATCCGGGAAAAATCAGTTGTTTTTATCTGACTCAATCCCGATGCTGCCCTTGAAAAGTTACGAATACTTATAGATAAATTATTGAGATTTCCCACATTGATACCATTGACAGTGGAACGCAACTGTATCATCTTTTGAACTAATTTATCCAACTGTTGATTTGCTCCTCTTGCTGACGCATCTATCTTTATATTTAAGTTATCTACCGTTCCTGCCATTACAAGCACCTCTTTTCTCCATAATCAAAAAAAGAGAGTGACCTTATTCAGACTCACCCTCCTGCTGTTCTCTCAATCTCATTCTTTGTTCGCGTGCTTTTTCGCGTTTATTTCTGCTTTCCTGTATTACAAGACCTGCAATAAAACGCTCCCTTGCACGCTGAATTTCTTCTTCTGTGTAATTTTCTTCATCATCTTCCGTGTCATCTGCATAACTGCCATTCTGCTTTTCAAATCCAATAGGCTGTTTTGGATATTCACCACCAAAACAAGCTCCAACTGCCTGCATAACATACAGTCCGCTTCGCCATCTTGCATATTCCTCAACTTCAAGCCGCTTTTGATATGCTTCTTTGAATGGTTGGAGTTTTGTTGGATTTAAATGCCAAAATAACTCATATTGCACTCCGTAAAGTAAAGCATTTGGAAGAAATTCCGTTCTTACTCTGATGTAGAATGGTTCTCCACTTTCTTCTCCGCTGCTTCCTTCTGTTTCTTCACCGGCTGTTTCTTCTTTCTGTCTGTCGGCTTCTTCACCGGCTTTCCTGTTTCCTGTATCGCTCTGCCCATGCTCTCCAGGATGTCCGCAAGACCGGTCCGTTTGAAAAAACCATCTTTCTCCATCTGCTCAGAGATTACCGTAATAAGTCCATAATAAGATGATGCCATTACATCATCCGGATTTTCTTTACAGAACTCCTTATATAATCTCTTAGCATCTAAACGGCTCATAATCTCGCCGTCACCATCTTCACCATGATTTTCTAACAAGCCTGCATAGAACATATCCATTGCCATGCGTGGCAGATCCGACATTGTCATAAGAAAATCTCTAATCTGCAGTGCTTCCGACTTTGACTCATCAATCTTAGTCATCATCGCACCTCCAAAAATGTCCGTCATTGCATCTACACACTTCTGATTTTCTGCCGCTTCAAATGTATATTCTAATGTGTACTCTTTATCTCCAACTTTAAAATTCATAAATCAATCTCTCCTTTACCAAATACAGAGGGAGCATTATTCTCCCCCATTGATAGATACATCTGTGTCATCGTCTTTTTCATCCGAATTATCATCGAGTAATACATTCTGTATGCTCTTATCTTCTGTACCAGCTCTTCAAGCCACAGTCTCCGTAGGCTCGATTGCTTCATTAAGCCCAATATATTCATTTACAACATTTGCAATCTGAATATCAAGTTTGCTGTTTGGCTCAAGATCAGGCAGCGGAATTTCTCCCGGCTCAAATTTAACGAAATAAGAACCAAATCCCGGAATAAAGATATCAGCCCATGTTGCCTTGCCCTCTTCTGCACCTGCTTCTGATTTTTCTAACAGCTCATTCCATGCTTTAACAGTATCTATGGCAGATCCTTTCTTTGTTCCATTGAAATTAATATTCCAATCTCCACCGGTATCTCCCACACCTGCAATATATGTCTTAATCTTATCCTCAAAACAGGTTGTATCAAGTTTATCTTTAGTAATATTAAGGCCAGCAATCTTGTTACATCTTTTAATCCACTTAAATGCAGTAGGCTTTTCCCCGGCAGTTTTTTCTACTGCCCATCCAAATTTAACTCCGATTGTACTAAGATCCATTTGTTTTTCCCTCCTAAAATTTCCATAAAAATAAGAGCCTGCATATGCAAGCTCCATGTTTACTGTTTCATTTATAATTCATCACCGCTTCCGACAAGCCGCCTAAATCGTGCTATCGTGCGGAAATAATTTCTGTTATCCTGTTTCGGTCCATAAATAAGCTGATACCCCATTGAGAGCATCACATCACCAGCTACATCCATTATCTTTCGTGCTTCTGTCTGTGAACCACTCGGCGATTCTGCCGAATAGCTCTGCAATTCTATTGTGGAAGTAATATAACATTGATTATTCTGTAAATCTGTACCCTCTGTCGGTTCTCCAAGCGAATTAACAAATAGGCACGGGAACTTCGGTGGACTGTCTGAAACATCCTTTGAAGTCAGATGCAATTGCGGATATGGTGCATCTGCATCTGTTTTAAGTTCCTGTTGTAATCTCTTTGAAACTTCATTCCATACACTAAGCACTTGCAAACACCTCCCTAGCCACGCTTTCTATCCTTGCTCTCAAATCCATGCCTGTCTGATACATAAATGGTCTGCTCGGCATACCTTTTGTCCAATGCCAATCGCCATCTTTGAAGTAATACCACCCCATATCTCCATGCTGATTGAGGTCATATTTCCAATTAGCAATGCTCGTATCAGGATGCAGACTGTTAGCTCCGACAATTCCTGTTCCGAACTCAACATAAAAAGCCCATGGACAGTCTGTAATAACCATCCATGAGGCTCCATCAGGAATTATCCCATCATATTCAGCTTTAATACTCGACAATAGCTCCCCACTGTATATTGCATCAAAATCAGCCACATTCACTCTGGCAATCTCCACACCGATATTCGCTAAACGTTCGGCAAGAAGTTTGCATTTGTAGGTGATATTAGCTTGATATGACTTCATTTCCCGAATAGCATTGTCAATGCTTGAGGGGCTGTCGTAGGTGAAATCGATTTGTTTTGGCATCTACTTCTTTTTTCCTTTTTCTTTTTGTTCTTTGCATTTTCATTACAACTCTTTCTATCTTCTATTTCTGCGCAAATAAGTGAATATACATAATACATGTATTTGTTAATCGGAGAATTATCTCCCAAATAATAAATTGTGACACAAACTAAAAGCATACCAACTGCAAAACATCCTATATCCATTTTACCAACTTTTCCATTAGATAAACTAATTACCATGGCTATCACAGATAAAATAATTGCTACTAAATTAAAAGTATTACTGATAATATTTTGCAAATTTTCTTTCGATTTCATTCTCTGCTCTAATACTGCTTTTGCATGATATAATTCATCCAAATCTTTTTCATTTTTTAAAATTTCCTTACAATTTTTACAGCATTTAATTTCAATTTTCTTGTATTCTTCCACTTTATCAAATAGTTTTTCTACAAGACTACTTCCACTTTTCCAACGTCTCTTCATTTTTAGTTCAACTCCTTTCATCGCCATTATACGACAAAATGAGTGCAATTTAAAGATTATTCTACAACAACCCAATCTTCCGCAAGCATATCAGCCTGTGAAGCAAGCCATCCCATCTGCACCCCAGATGTTCCAACAAAAGCAACTGCCTTATTACCGATTGCATCATGACCGCAATTTACAATCTCTCCATCGACTGACTTGTACGAAATACCAGTAGCAAGTTGAATATACTGGCTTTTACCGTTCCAGCCTTTGCGTGCAACCTTACAACCTTTCTTCAAAAGCTCTAAAGCAATACCAAAGGTCATGCCTATACAACCTCTGTATGCTTCCTCGAACTGTTTCTTTGGTGACCAGCTTTCATACCCATCGGAATACTTTACCAAATATCCCTCATCTGCCGGATTTTCATCCTCTGGGATAATCCAGCCACGGTATGTATTGTAATCTCCTCTGTTCATATGTTTTGCTTCAATCATCTTTGTACCAATATACTTCTTCATCTTCACTCTCTCCTTTACCAATCCTCTAAATCATCACCGCTACTGTCTGAATTATCTTCTTTACTTCCGTTATCTTCTGTAACATTATCTTTTTTATCATTCTTTGGAACATTCGACTTCGCAATACTCTTAATTGCAATCCGTATTCCATCAAGGCCATCTAAAGGTGCCGCTGCAACTTTATAATCTGCACTGCTTGGATCTGCTGAGCCATCTTCCAATAAAACAGGCTCCGTTCCATACCAAATCAATGATGTCTCTGTAATAGACAAGTCCTTTTTCACTGTGGAAATAATTCTGTCATATGAAATATCTTTACCAAATGGGGAATCACCGGAATCTGATTTGCCTGCTGTCAAACTTGCTTTAAATTCAACCGGAGCTGAATATTTTGCAACGGTGTCAAGCACATCAAAATCCGATTCATTCTCCTGCTCAATATATAGCGAATAATGCATCTTTCGCTGATTTCTTTTTAAATCTCTCATAACATTCTCTCCTCATAATTGGTATCGCTCCCAGCCACCACATAGATACCGCCCTGCTTGCCATAAGGAGAGATTCTAAGGAATCGCCAAGCGTTCCACTTAATTCCTATAACACAACATCCGCTACAGGTACTATATCATCGAGAAAGTCACTGTCTTTCATGTATGTTCTGTTTGTACCGCTATCCGAATGGGAAGTCTCATTGTCTGCACCAATCTTGTTATAGTAATGTACCAAAAGACCATCGACATTTTCAGAATAGGACTCCAATGTTTCTTCCCGCTGAATATCTGTACATCCGAATGGATATCGTGCCTTAACTACTTTGTTCTGTGCTTTTTCGAGATAGACAGAGAGCACATCATCTTCTGATGTATCGTTACTGTCTAATCCACACAATATACGATGTTTTGATGTTATCTCTGCCATATCAATATCTCCTATTTCTTATCCTCACTCGCACTAGACTTCTTCGCATCATTCTTTACAATTTCATACCCAGCACGAATAAAAGGTTTTGCCTGCACATCTGAACTTACTTTAATTGTCTGCTTTGTCTTTGCATTTTTTAGTTCAATCATAGTATCCTCCTAAAAAACAGCCCCTTAAACATTACATCTAAAGGGCTGTATATCTTATTCTGCGCTCTTATGAACACCGATTGCCTTAGCTTTCTCCTTAAGTACAAAAGCATCATAACGAACACGACCTTCTACAAGCCAACCCGAAATCCCCGGTGCATCTGTATGAATCTTATATTCCTGAAGCTTAACAGGTGATGGCATTACAATAGCATTTGTAATGATAAAATCTACATTTTTAGGAAATCTCTTTGTTGGTGCCTTAATACATGGAACACCATCAATTTCTCCAACAACACCGTTAATGGCAATCTGTGTAGCCATATCGCCCCTCTTTGTGAAAGCCTCATCAAGCTTAATCTTATTGTGAAATGCCGGTGTGCATAATACTACTCTGCCCACCTGCGGTGCCTCGTTATCGTCAAGAATTTCCTGTACCGCTAAGAACTCCTCATATGCATTAGCCTTTGTTGTTGCAAGAGTTTTTACATTTCCTACAGGTGCACCTGAAACTAATGCTGCAATACGATAAGTATCAATCTCCGGAATGATAACTTCGTTTAACTGACGGCTTAATGCCTTGCCGGCTTCCATCGTCATCATTGTATCGTCATAATTCTTGCGGTCGATTGTGAATGTAAATGATCTGTCCTGTGCAACCGTCATTTCCTGTGCTTCGTTGCCAAGTTCTTCCGGTGTACCATAACGGCTTGTACCGGACATTGAATAATCGTTCATTGCTGATGTTGGAATAGAATAAACATTTACTGTTGAAACTCCAATCCAGTCATACTCGCTGTTTACTAATCCGTTTGTGAGAGAACCCGTGCTAAATCTCTCATCTACTGCTGTTGCATATTTGCTTGCATAATTCACCGACATATTTTTCTACCTCATCTTTCTTTTATGCTCCAAACCCTTTAAGGAATGCGTCCATATCATCATCCTCACCATTTCCTGCCTGTGGATTTGGTCTTGACTTTGCCCATTCAGCTTCTTTCTGCTTTAATAACGCAGACTGGAAATCCTGCTGAATTTTAAATAATTCTTCCGTATCTCCGTCATACTGTGCATTAGCAGCTCTTGTTGCTAATTCCTCAGAATAACCAAGAGCCAGGAAATTCTTTTCATATTTAGTTACTGTATTTTCCTTAAGCAGCTTCTGATAAGCTTCCTCTCTCTCCGCTTCTTTCTCAGCCTTTTCCTGTAAAGCTATTTCCTCAGCAGTCTGCTTTTCACGCAACTGCTTCTTATATCTCGCCGTATCACTTGCAGCCTTATCCATGGCCTTTTTCATTTTTGCAATCTGGACTTTTAGTGTTGCATTTTCTTCTGCCAGCTTCGGACTATCTGCGTCTGAATCTTCCTCTGATTCGCTATCATCATCTGGAATATCGTTTAATTCATCCTCTGCCTTATCCCCTGCTGTATTATCATCTGACGGTTCTTTGGCAAACAACTGTAAATTCATTCTTAACGGTTCTAAATTCTGCTTTCTCATCTCGCTACCTCCATTGCGTTTATATTCTTCTCTGAATTATCATTTTGCGAAATTTGTATTGCCCTTTCTCTAGGGCATATAAAAAAGACACTCGCTGCTGCAAATGTCTTAACTATTAAGTATTGGACTGTTATTATTCTGATCTGATTCATCCTGTTGGATTCTGTCAGTCTTATCTTCCTCTGTCTGACTGATATTATACGGCACCTTTCCTACATCATTTGTTGTTGTCTGCTTGTCATAAACGGACTTCTGATACTTCTCAACACCATCTTTGGAATCAAGCCATATCTGTTCAATATCTCCGCCAATGTCTGCTAACTGCATTGCGTGTCTGCCATGTACTCCATGAGACGCATATGTTGCAAATGTGTTGGCTTTTGTAGCCATATCATAATTTTTGTTTCTGACAAATTTTATATCAATGTCAGATATTTTAAGAGTTTTTAAAGGGCTGTCCTCAGGTATATCTGTCGATAAATCAATTATCTTTTTCACAACCCTAAGCATCTGCATTTCCGATGCTTCAATAATCTGTGACTCCTTATTTGCTGAGCAGTCAGCATCCGACCATCCGCTTGACATACTCATTGCTGTTCCGGTTGAACCGCCACCCGGCTCGCTCCGTAAAGGAACATCACATTTCTGTAAAATAACATCTCGTCTGTATTTAATATCTTCCAGTATGCCATTATAATCGTAAATAAATGCCAATGACTGAATCTGCGGCTTGTTACCGGCACCAGTAGTCTTAGATAAAATCCATTGACCGGCTTCTACCTTTCTTGTCTTACCATTTTCATCCTTTGGCAGCTCAATATCATTCGCCCACCATACCGCCTGTGTAGTCTGTGCAACATCATTTGTAAAGTCTGACACAAGGATATTAAGATTGTCCATATCGGAAATCTGACGCTCAAAGCAGCCTGTACGGTCATGTGAACGGTTATATTCAATAATAGGAATAACACCAAGAGGATTTACTTCCCCGCCTTTACCATTTCTGATAATGCGTTTCCCATTTTCATTTACTTTCTCCTTGCCGTTGATAATCTTCACCGCATCCTGTATCTCAAATACTGTATCTTTGGTATAGCAAGTATAATATCTTGCACCGCTTTTTGTTATACGGAAAGTACAAGCCATCATAGGTCTTTTAAACGCATCATTTGAATACACAACAAAAGCAAACATCGGATTGAGTGTTGCCATCTGAAACACAGAACCACCATCATAATCCGGCTTAATTCTGATAAAACGATAACCTATACCGCAAATCTCAATGTACCTTGCAAGTTCCTGATCAAGACTTGCTTTTCCTTCCTCTCTAAACATTTCAGACAACATAGAAACTGCATTATCGTCTGAATTGCTGTCATTTCCTGATAAATCATTATTGCCATGCTGCACATAGATAATCGGATTGCCCCAGTTATAGCCAAGCTTAAACTCCGTAATCTCATTTGCAACATTATCCACAACTTTGACATCAATCTCCGGACGAACCGTCTTTTTGCGTTTTAACGGCTGATAACCTTTTTCATACTTCAAAAGATAAGCAATCGCATTGTAATTTTCCATGTGGGTGATAAGTGCGTCATTCAGGACAGAAAGAATATTTGTTTCATCAATAACAATCTCATCCGTATAAATACGTTTTCTTCCGAATAACTCCATCGTTTCCTCTGCTTCCACTTATCTCACCTCATTTCAATGCATCAAAAAAGAGCCATACGGCTTCATTTGAAACCGCTTGACCCTTATAGTTATTTCATGATACCAATATAGCATTGTTTTTGTGTGAATTGTGTGAAAGATTATGCAATATAATCTTTGCCCTTTATTCTTTTCTTCCTGTTTTCTTCCAATTTTACACAAAAGGCCTCGATACTCGGATAAGCACTTTCTGAACCTGCAGCAATCCTAAAATCTTGAAGACAATTTTTGTTATTCGCGGGATCATGCAAAAAAGAAAACTGTTGTTCTACTACTTCCCTATCTATGACTCCATTTTGCCACCCAAGCAAAACAGTTTCTAGCAAATTCAAATATTGTAAAATGGAATATCTTAACTTTTTCATATAATATTTATCTAATACTACTTTTTCTGATTCTGATTTACACTTACATGAGTTACAATTTATACTATCTTGTTTTTGTTTTTTTGTATCAGTATTTAAATATCTGCAAATAGACATTTGATTCTCTTCGCTATAATCTGAATATACTGTTTTGATTTCATAGCATACTTCCCCAGAAACCTCAAACATTTCCATCCTAAACAATTTAGTACACTGATCTCTATTAAATTTTTCAACAATCTTAACAGCAAAATTTGTTTCTGGCGTTAGATTTGTTGACCATGCCATTACTAAATCAAGAGTCTTTTCTCTTCTTGCTCTTTCATATTCTTTTTTTATTTGTCCAACTAGAATTACAACTGATACAATAGCAGATATTGAAATTATAACCCCTAATAAATCAATTATGTTTTTATAATGACCAATTATAATATCAATGTTCTTAATTCCTACTTCTACAAGTAAATAATTTAATACTAATACAACAACCGCAGTAATAATACTCGTACACAAAATTATAGCACCACATTTTTTCCACTTGTTCATACTTATCTCATCTCCTTGTATTACAATTTAATAATTATATGTTACATTATTCGCTTAAATATTACAATACCTATTTACAACCTTCGACACCGTACTTCTATCCATAAACAACTTATCTGCCACTTCCTGCTGCGTCAGGCCATCTCTGTAAAGATATTCAAATATCAGCCTGTCCCTACCATCAAATATAGTAGTCAGGAAAATATCAATCTCCAGCTTCATCTGTTCAAACTCGGCACGCTCATTATGTAACTTTGTAATCAATTCATACTGTTTTTCTTTCCATAATCTCCTGTCTTTGACCTCACAACCTGATACCTCTATTGAAGTTCTCTGATAAGGAAACTCTTTGTTTGATGACTGTACCTTTCCAACATAAGCAGATGGTGGATTGTCTTTGTAATATTGCAATTTTTCCTCATCTTTTCTGATGATTTCATCAAGGTATCTGTAATTGTTCAATAATTCCTTAGTCATTTTATCATACCTCCTAATATGGTGAATCAATAAACTCTGCCTTTGCCAAACTGCCACCATTTGCTAACATTATTAACTGTGTCACTCCATCTGCAGCATCGTCATGGTCATTACTACCAATCTGAACTGTCATGGTCAATTCATCCATTGCGTCATGATATTCCTTGTCTCTCTTATTTGCCGCAAGGAACTTACATCTTCTCTTAACATCCGGTGCATACTGTATAATCTTTGCCATTTTACTCATTGTATTTGGTGCTTTGCTGGACGAGATGCTACATGAGTAATGTTGAGCCTGTAACAATTCATCTATCTTATCTGCATACTCATCCCCGCCGTTGTTTCCTTCAAAATGTTCCATCTGCGGCTTATGATATAATGTTTTTCCAACAACAATAGGCTGAGTAACCGTCTTATCCCCTTTGTTAAAAATCCAATCTGGTATATAGATGTACCCGTCATCATATTCATATCCAAAAGGCATTGACAAACTATCACCGCCGCCCCAGGCAACATCACAGGCAGCCAACACACGAATCAAGCCACTTTCAGGCGGTAACACACCATTGTATGTAAGAAGTTCATTTTCAGCAAATAAAAGTCCCTCTCTGACAAATGGCCGCTGCTGAAATTTTGCTTCCCATTCGTTCTTATCAAGCCTGCTCTTAACATTCAAGAAATATTCTGTAGAGAATCCCTTGCCATAATCATAAACAAAGTTAGACTCTCCATTCTCATTAAGTGCCGGTATCTTTCTAAACCTGTATCGTGGATTATCTTTGTACTGCTTTTCAACTCTGCCTAAAGGATCCAGAACATTCCATCTGGTTCCGACCATCAATTCTCTTGTACCGTCATTTTTACGGTCAACAAGCAAGTTAAGATAATCCTGGTATCTTCCCTCTAATCGTGATGGAGATAAACTCTCCTGTCTGTCACGAACCATATCATCAACATACAGATAACCATCCCATGAAATATCAACAGCACCTGTCCATGTACCATCAATACCACGACAAGTCAATGTGGCAAATCTATCAGGGTCATTCAAAGTAATCTCTTTCTTATCTGCTGATTTCTTTTGCAAAAATGTCTGTGGGAATATGTCTGCAAAATGATACTGTCTTTTTTCTTCCGGCACATCCAATTCCATAAGATTTAGTGCTTCGCTGTAAAATCCATCTGCCAATATACCACTATGCCCTGACATAGCATTATGACTGTTTGGACGCTTCCCCATGATCCAAGCCATAAAGAATATACATATCGTTGATTTGCCGACACGAGGTGGCATGGATAACCCATAAAAATCAAGTTTGCCATCTTCCAAGTCCTGCAAATCGTCAACAACCACTTTCAGAGTGTGTCTGCGTGGCATATAAAACCTTTTCTCAGGCCTCCTGTCCTTTTCCATATAGTAAAGGAAATCTTCAAAAAAATACGGTGCCAACATCAAAGTAGCTTTCCAATACAGATTTGCAAATTCAATACTGTTCTTCTTTCGGCTTTCCTTTGCTGCAATCTTCTGTACTTCTTTTGCCTGCTGCAATGCACATGACAAATCATCGTTCTTTTCCTCAATCGCCATATCAAGTAACGCACTGGCATATTTAATATTAGTTAGATCTTTTTGATGTAGACCTTTTATGATTTTCTTATTTTGTTCGGACATAAAAAAGACACCTCCACCGAAGCAGAGATGCTCTTGCAAGTCTGCCTATAACTAATTCCAGGTAAACGGCTACAACTGTTTGCAGTCGGTAATATGTTTTATTATTCTATTTCTTTAATATGTGTTCGTAAAATCTTATATAACTTTCAAATAATCTTACTATATTTTCGTCACCTGCATACAATCAATCATTTTTTATACAAAAATGGCATATTCTTTCTAGTATATTTAATCTCTTTTTTTAACCATTTTTCAACTTCATCGTATTTGTCAGCTTTTTCAAGTGCTGTCGTTAGTTCTGTCAATGATAGACCATATTTTCTATCTTTAGTCCATCCACCCAATTTCGTATCGATAATTTCTTCCAATTCATGTATCTTTTCTTTTAATGTTTTTTCCTCGTCACTAAAGTTTCCAACACTAATATGAGCTGCTATTTCCGAAAATGGTTGTGCATGTTCCAATTTTTCTATTGCCTCTTCATATGTATAGGTCCATCTGTTATCAAGAATTTTTGCAATAGCTCCATGCACTGTCAGATTAACTCCTAAAAATTTCTTATCATTTGTGTCCCATATCGCATAATGACCTAAATCATCTTGCAATGCAACTATCAACATAATCTCACTCCTTAAATCATTATTGAACAATGTTCGCTTAAGAACTCTGCTTTATCTCTGTTAAATATAACTGAGCCATTCTTATCGGTCTTATACTTATCAAATTCGCAATTAACCTTAATTCTTCGAGATATATAAGCCGCATGGTAATCAATGTTATATACTTTCTTTTGCCATTTACCATTGGCATACAACTTCGTATATCCACCTTTTCTAGTTTTGATGACGATTTTATTTCGTGATTTCTTCATTCCTCATAAACCTCCCAAAATCTTTCCTACATTTATGGCATAACTCAATTTCAAAATTTCCTATGTCAATATCCATTTTTCTAATGTCATAAAAACGATGTACAGAGTATATAATTTCAATATCTTTTGTTGTTTCAATTTTTCCAGGTAAATAATTTTCTTCAATCTTTGCACCGCATCTGCCGCAAATGTGTAATCCTTTATTATTTTTTTGCATAAAAAATACCAACCACCTATTCGTTATTGAATATTGATGGTTGGTAAAGCATTATATATCTTCGTTTTCACAGTTTTTTGTACTTAATTCCATATATCCACACTTTTCACATACATATACGCTATGCAGATTATGTGGTAATCGTCGCCTTGCATACCCATTTCCAGGATCATGCTCTTTTCCATAAATTTCAAAATTTCCATTAAATTTATAATGTTTCATTTCTGCTTTGCAACGCAAACATTCCATTCGACACGCTCCCCTTTTCTTAGTGATAGAATAATTTTATCATAGCAACCATCAATATTCAATTATCAAAGAACCATTTTCGTCCGACAAATTTCGACACATCAATTTCATTTCAACTGTTCAAATTCTTTTTTATATTCTTCTCTTTTCTTTTTCATCCACTCAGTTAATTCATCCATAAACCTGCATGAATAATAACGATCTTTATGATGCGGCGTTATTACTGTAATCCAATGATGACTATTTTCTTTCTCATCAATAACCTTCGATATTGTTTCAATATCATGCATCAAATTATTTGCTTTGTCCAATAGTTCTTTATTCATTGTTGTAACTCCTATCAATCTATTTATATGCCCTAATAATCTGTGAAATCCGTCCCTGTGAGCATCCCATTTCATCCGCAATCTTTGCTTGCGACCACTTTGCATTATACAAAGCCATCACCTTGCCTTCATCAATCGGTTTCTTCGCTTTTGCCACCTTTTCAGGAACATTTACTTCCATATCTCCCTTTTCTTCATCATGGAGAACAATCTTTTCACCATCATCTAATGTATTATCTTCCTTTGCTGAAACATCTGCATATTCAGTTCGCACCTGTTCTTCAAATGCCTTTTGATTTGCGTTATCTTTCTGCCTGTCCAGCTCCATCATTGTCATAACGCAGTATCCGGCAAGGTCTAAAAGCGTATCTCTTATAGTTTCATCGGCAACTTTCAGTTCTGCTCCTGATGCCATATTATCAAGTCTGTTCCATTTATCTTCCATACGGACCATAGCTGCTACAAGTCCATATTTCTTAAATGAACGACTAAAGCTATCGCCATAATCATGATTTTTCTTGATATATGTATCATGCATCTGCTGCAAAAGTAATTTATGCTGTGCTAAGTTATCCATTATGCTCTCCTTTTCACATACCTGACCAGATTGTGAGGTATCTGCAATACAGTTATCAGCTTATAATCGCTGAAAATAAAAGCCTTGTCACCATACAATCTGATGTTATTAGCAGTTTCGTTATAGAAGTATTGACTATCAACCCATTTCCGCAAGTTACCTGTTGTTTCATTGTGCTTTATTCCATGCTCATAAGCCAATTTTGCCAATCGTTCCGATGCTTTTTTATTCAAGCCGCATCGTTCTTTTAATCTCTTTTGTGCGTGTTTGGTTATTATCAAAGTAACCGCCTCACTTTCAAATACTCCGTACCGGATTTGAACCGGTGTTACATGAGAGAAAGTCATGTGTCCTGACCACTAGACCAACGGAGCATGAGAGAGGATGCACAAGTATATCCTCCCTGTTGCGTTTTGCTTTTTAAGTACATTATCATTCTTCGTGAGGACTCCGCCACGCTCACATCAGTCGATATTTAACCGACAGCACCATTTACTCTTCAAGAATTTATCTGATAACAAATACCAACTATTTGTCTTTTGTGACAACTGTATCAGCACCTTTTACAGTAACCCAGCCATGCTTCAATCTTGCATCTGCTAATTTACTTTCTATCAGTTTTTCTGTTATGCTTGACACAATCTTTTTATTGGCTTTTGACTCAGCTTCTGCAGCAATCTTGGTCGCATCCGCTTCTGCCTTTGCCTGAGTCTTTTTTACCTTAGCATCTGCTTCTGCTTTTTCTATATTCTTTTTATTCTCTATCTGCTGCTTTTCATAATCCATCTGAGCCTGCTGCTTCTTGGCTATCTTCTCATCATATTCTTTATCAAATGCCGCTTCTTTAACAATAACTTTACTTACCATGATTACACCTTTTCCGTACTTTCCATCAAGCGATGACTGCACTTCATCTCTTACTTTCGGCTCTAATATTCCTCTGTTAGTAACATCAGTCGGTGTAAGTTCTTTCGATGTTGTTTTTATCGCCGAACCAACCAAAGACTCACCGATAAGGTTATTCTTGTAATCTGATACATTCGCATAAATCCATGCAGACTTTTCAGGATTAATCTGATATGTAACTGTTATGCCTTTAAAAGTCACTGCATTGCGTTCACTTGTTTCTGATGAAATTTTACTTTTATCAAACACAACATCCTGCTGTTTGTTATTTACTTTTTCGATATGCTGCACAAATGGCAATTTCAGATTAAATCCATTTGGAAGCGTATTCGCAGATACCTGTCCGAAAGATGTTTTGACACCCGTATAACCGGTCGGTATGATAACAAATGAAAACGCAAAAGCAAAAATAATAATCCCCATCAATATTCCCAGAATGTTCCCGCCATAACCTCTATGTTTCTGATTCCATTCCTCTTTACTGATGCACTCTTTCTGCAACTGTTCATCCAATATCATATTTCTTGCTGATTTCATACAACCAAAGATAAATGCACCTACAACTACCAATACACCTACAATTCCTACAAATACATTCATTTTCAATCTCTCCTTTTTTGTTTTTTAAAATTTTTTTGAGAACCTGATAACAGGTCTTTTTTTATTTTTTGAATGATTTAGGGGCTGAGTAAGGGGTTTTTGGCTACTCACTACACCCCCTCCCCCGTCCTTTATTCCTTTACGCTTCCGACATCTCAACAGCTACCGTCAAAACATAACTTTTTATCAACTCTTTGATAAATCTTAATTTATTTCAAAAGT